CCTATTTCAACATTTAGTGCATCCAGTGCCTGTTGAGATGCCTTCATATTTTCAGATGCTATGCCCTGGAATAATCCTGCTGCTTTTCCAATTGCTTGTTTTTCTTTACCTTGTTGGAATTTTCTTATTCCTAATTCAATACCACCAAAAATAATAGTTCCAAGAATTGCAGATGCCCATCCAGCAATTGGAACTGTTGCTGAAGCCTTAGAAGCAATGTTCATGGCACGAGCACCAGTTGCTATTTTACCTAATGCTCCAACCTTACCCGCAGCATCTCCAGCCATAGCAACATTCATTGCTCCGACACCGTATGCTGCTGCTCCAGCAGCTGGTATAGCACCTAAAGCTAGTTGTCTGCCTTCTGCTCCACCAATTCCAACAATACCACTTCTTTGTTGTCCAATAACATTCTGTAAATTTGCAAATGCGCCACGTTGCAATTCTTTATTGCTGGCAATGATGTCAAGCTGTACCTGTAATGGTTTTTCTAAAATGTTTTGTCCATTTGGACCAATAAGCTCTGTCAGTCTGCTACGAACATCCAGCTCAAGCCTTGCATCTTTTAAATCTCTTGTTATAGCAATAGCAATAGACTCTGCCTGAATTGCAGTTAAAACTCCCTGAGAAACTCCAGTAGCAAGCTGACCTACTAAAGATCTAGCACCAGCATCTACTCCAAGAGTAGCTACAGTTTGATCAAATGCTGCCTTAAGTTGCTTTCCATAATCAGAGTTGCTAATTATATTTTTACCAAAATCCATACTTACTGGAACAATTTCTGTTGTTCTTGATCTACGCTTTGCTTCTTCTTCTTGTGCTATTGAAACAGTACCAGTTATCTTGCCCAAAGCTTCAAGATTATCAGTAGTCATCATCATAGACTTGGCTTGTTTTTGTCCATCAATAATAGATTTTTTTATTTGTGCTGATTGCAATTTAAACAGTGCTGTTATTCCAATAACACTAGCAATCATCATTTTTAATGGTGAATTAATCATTGGAAGCAATCCAGCAAAAACAGTAAGCGCCATAATGAGATTCATGTTTTGACCAGCAAAACTCTCTGGTTTGGCCATTCCATACATCATTGCCATAGAGCCAGCCATGCTTGCTGCCATAGATGGCATCATTAAAGCATTTGTGCGTTGCATTCTTACATTTTGTCTATAATTTCTTTTTTCTGCGTAGCTTAATTTTCTTCCGCTTTCTGGATCAGTATCTGGAACTTTTCCATATCCCAACATTAATCCTGGGATACCTCTTGTTCTTGCTAATCTTCTTTCTTCCTGTGCTGTTTGTTTTGCTGTTTGAGTAGAAGATTTTGTAGCATCTGTATCACCTTGTACTGCTGCAGTATTTTTTTCTACTGAATCTTTTAAATCTGAAAATACTGGCATTGGAACTGTTCTGGCTGCAGATTTTGCTACTGCGTCAGCCAAGTTTTTTGTTTCAGATCCTGTAGCTCTAGACCCAATCTGTCTTGCTTTATTCTTAAGCTTATCTAAATTGCTTTCTTCAAACCCTGGAACCTGATCTGCCACAATAGATCTAATAAGTGGCATATACTTTTCACTTTGTCTTGCTGGAATTACAGCCTCTCCAGGAGACAACATTGCTGGCTGAATATCTCCTGCACCCTTTGGGCCAGGTACAGAGATAATTCCATTTGCCAAATTCATTGTCTTTGGCATTCTCTTCATCATTGCATTGTCTACAATAACAAAATCGTCATAAAACGATGGTTTTCTATTTATACGATATTGTAGTGCTGCTAACAAACCTTGCTGTCTTGCAGATAAATCTTGTCCTAAAGATTTTTTGTTTTGTCTTTTAAGAAGTAAACTGTTAATAATTTCTTGTGCTTGTACAGCATTTAATGGGTGTGCACCAGACACATTTCCCATTTTAGTTCCAATAAGTGCTTTATTAAACCAGTCCCAGTCTCTAGCTATTTTATCTGGAGTCCATGATCCAGCTCTTTCTGTACCAACCTCTCTTATATGGCTTGGCGCAAGTCTTTTAGCCTCAAAGTTTAAAGTACTAAAAACTTCTGGTGATAAAACACGTCTTAAATATTCTTTTTCTTCTGTTTCTAAATAATTCTTTAACTTTAATAGATGTGGATTTTTTGATTTAAGAAGTAGATCATATCTTTTATTTGCTACATCTATACCTTGAGTTCTATTTCTTGCTTGTCCCCATTTTGGAAGTGTTTTATAAAACTCTGAGGGAGTAATTGTTCTTCCTTGGTGTGGTGCTCTTGGATTTTTACCACCGCCTGGTCTTTTTATTTGTTTAATAATTTCTGATAAAGTTTTACTTCCTTCACCAGATGAAACCATAAACTCTTGATGCTCTTTCATAGCACCTTGTAATTTTGGAAGACCGTCTTTCTTAATATAGAAAAAGGCATCTCCAGCCATAACTTTAATTAAACCATTAGACGATTCTTCAAATACAAGTCCAGGGATTTGTGGAATTAATGGTTTTGCATTTATAGATAATCCTTTACGAGCAGCATCTCTTGCTGCATACCTTGCTTGTTGCGCTTCACGAAATGCTGCAGGTCCTGCTGATAATGGAACTCCTTTTCCAACAGTTGATGCTGCTCCAAATGCTGGGAATAATCCTCCAGCAAAACCTGGAACCTTATCTTGAATAATTTGACTAATAAATCCAGAATATTTCTCTGATTGTTTTGCTGGAATGACTGCTTCTCCAGGGGAGAGCATTGATGGAACGATATCTCCTGCACCTCTTGGACCTGGCACTGAAGTAGTACCTGTTGCAAATCTTTTAGGAGGAACTCCTCTTCCAGGCATAAACAGACCTGGATTTTTTGAAGCAAAACCACCCATTGCAACATTTGCTTGATTGTATGTAGCAATAAGAGAAGCAAGAGCTTGCTGCTCTAATCTATAGGCTGCAGAAAGCTGTTCGTGTTTTGAGTACAAAGAATTTGTTACAGATATATTTTCTAATTCTTCATTAGTTAAGTATTGTGTTTTTAATGCAGCATCGGATGATCCGTATGCTAGTTGCTGATATCCTTTTCTTAAAAGGTTTACACCTTTAAGCCCATTAGCAAAAGCGTTAGCAATAAGACCAAAAGTCATTAAGAATATTGGACCCAAACCTCCAATAATACCAACAATAACAGCAATAGCTTTTTTAACACCATCTGGAAGCTTGCTAAATTTTTCTGCAATTTTTCCAATATACTCAATTACTGGGGTTAAAACTTCTGCAAATAGCTGGCCAATAGGGGCAATTGCTTTCTTTAATCTTTCTACTGCTCCTGCTAACTTGTTCATTGGAGAATCTGCTTGAACTTTTAATTCTCGCTCTGTTAGTATTGCTAACTCTTCTACAGATGCATTAGCAAGTTGTAAAACACGTGCAGCCTGAGAACCTTCTTTTGTTACGTTATTAAGAAGTGCCGAAATTCTAGCAAACTGATATTTACCAAATATTTGTTCAATAATTCTTGATTTTTGTAAATCTGTAAGTGGTTGTAATGACTTTGCAAAAGCCATAATTATATTTCGTAAGTTTCCAGCATTTTCTTCTACAATGCCTTTTAAATTAATGCCAAGCTCTGCTGCACTAGCAGATGCTTTTTTGCTAGGATTAATTAAAGATGCAAGACCTGACTTAAGTGCGTTAGCTCCTTGTGCAGCACTAATACCACCTTCTTGCATGGCTGCCATAAAGAATGCAAGATCTTTAACATCTCCACCTAATTGCTGAACAACTGGAGCAACACGTGGAATAGCTTCTGTTAAATCTTCAAGAGCAACAACGGTTTGGTTTTCAACTGCGTTTAAAAAATCTATTGTTCCAGAGAGTTTGCTCTCATCAATCTGAAATGCATTTCTAAGAGCAATCGTAGTTTCAAGTGCTTTTTCTTGTGCAACTCCTCCAAGAACCGCAAGCTTGTTAGTTTGTTCTACTAAGTTTTCTAAACCTTTACCACTAAAGCCAGCAGCGGCTGCCTCAGCAGCCATTCCAATAGTGTCTGCTACCTTTAATCCATACTTAGTATACTCATCAGCAAGTGCACGAATATTTTTTAACGCCTGATCCGTTGCTCCCTGATCTGTAAAAATATCACCATAAACCTTTTTAAATCTAATTACTTGGGTTTCAATTTCTTTAAAAGTTTTTACTGCCTGTGCACCAAAAAGCATAAGAGGAATAGTAAAACCAACCATAAGTTGGCGACCAGCCCACTGTGTATTTTTACCAAAATTTAAAAGTTTTGTTGCGCCGTCATCAAGAAGCTTATTAAATATTTGTTGACGCTGAACAGCCATCATTAGCTGTGTTGTTACGTCTTTATAATTTAAAGCTTTTGGTGTAAATTTAAGAGCATTCATTGCTCCTTGGGCATCACGCCCTAACTGTACATACTGCTGCTGTAATACTTTAACACGTTTTTCAACAAGCTTTCCTACAGTATCAAATTCATTACCAAAAAGTCTTCCAAATGTTTTTGTAGATGCCATTCCATAGCGGAAATACTCTTTGAGAGAAAGCTTAGATTTATCAAGAGAAGATGCAAATTGCTCACTAGCAGTTCTCATTCTGCCAACAGAAGCAGTCCATTGGCCTGTTGCATTTACATTATGAAGTAATGATTGTGCATATTTTGATTGAGCTTGTGATGCAGTTTTTGTTCCAACTACAAGAGCACGGTTAAGGGCAGTTAATTCTTTCTCAAGGGCACGAAGTTGTGCCATAGCCTGAGTTGTATCAATATTAATAAAAATATTGCTATTAACATCTCCTGCCATTAACCGTTACTCCTATATTAACTTATTACTGCTCTGATGCCAAAGCTAGAAGAGCTGAGTCTGAAAGGTTAATTCCAGAAGCTGCTTCTATAATTTGATAAACTGTTGGTAAGTCAATAACTTCCTCAAGCTTATCTGTGTCATCCCCCAAATCTGGCTTGTACTGTTGCATTGCAATCTGTACACATTCCATTAGCAGTGTCATAGACTTATCATTGTCATTTTGAACTGCACCAAGACCTTCAAACTTCTTCATAAACTGACGAAGAAGAGAGATTTTCAGTGGTCTTACCTTGATTTTGGTTCCGTCAATAAGGGTAATTATTTTTTCCTCATGCACGGTTGTAGCCATTGATCCTCCTTATATATAAGTATGTTAATTATAGCACGAATAGGCTAATTTTTCATAAGGCCTGGGTCTCTTGCATCCTCATATTCAAGACCCATTCCAATTCCAAATCCTGCTTTTTTAGCATTTTGTCCTTGCAAAGCTAATACATCATTACTATCTGTAGTCTGACCCTTGCTAAATACCCTGGCTTTTAGGTCTTCCCATTCTTTTTGACCACGTTCTTTCCCAGACTCTTTATCTAAGTCCACACCTTGAATTGCTGCTAAAAATTTTTTTTCTTGATAATCTAAATCTCTCAAAGATGAAAGCGTAGCAAGTAGCTCTGGCATTGATATATTTTTTTCTAATTCTTCATAATCTTTCCAAATACCAAGCAAAAATATTTCTGACTCTAGCCGTGCTAAGTCTAAATCATCCCATGTTTGTCCAGATGCTTCTTTGTTAATAGCCTGCTCTTTTAATGTTTTGTCAGAGTCTTGTTCTATTTTTAATGTTCCAGAGGTATTTACTAATTTGTATAAATTTGGAAGATCAATTAGCTCTTCTAAATCATCTATAGTTTTTATTTGTGGATAAAACTGTTGGCAGGCAACAATGCCACATAAAGAAAGCCAGGACAGACTTTCTATCTCATTTTCGGCATTTTTTATTTGATTAAAAAATTCCATAAAGCGTCTAAGATATTTAATTTTTAATGGTGATATTTCTATCTCAGTTCCATCAATTAAATAAATATAATCATAGTTATATACCTGTGTTGCCATTTTATCTATTCTATCATAACAACAAAGCCCACCCCCGAAGGGATGGGCTTGTTATTAATCTAAAATTAGATTATGATGCTGGAGCCCAAGTACGATCTACGATCTTACCATATGACCCAGATGTGTCTTCTGGAAGAAGACGGAATGAAACCTCGAACATTGATGCTTCGTCACGCTTTGCAGATACAGTCACATTCTCAATTGAGAGTGCACGGTATGCTGAATAAACACGCTCAACATATGCGGAGTCTTCGCAGTCTCCAGTTCCAGGTCCAACAGCAACAATACCACGCTCTACTGGGCACTCACCAATATCTCCTGCGGAGAGATTAAGTGTTTGTCCATTAGAAGATGACTTTGTTCCTGTAAGTTCATCTGAGCTAAAAGCAAGAGCCAATAGAAGGTTCTCAAGTGTAGCTTCAGCAAAAGCAGTAGCAAGATTTACTTGCATACCCTGCTTGTATAGTTTAGCAACGTCAAGAATCTGGTCAACCTGTACTTCACCGAAGTCTGGTTGGAACTGCAATTCAAGACCGTTCATGGTATAACCTACGTTTGTATAAGCTGCATCATCAGAAAGGGTATCCTTAAAAGACTCAGAACTTACGAACGGCTCCAGTGTACCTGGAGTAAGGGTTGTATCTGCTACGAAAAGTGCAGCAGCACCAACGATAATGTTGGTCGACGTACCACGAGTATATGCCATTTTTTCACCTCTACTTTCAATAGAATCTATATGAAGTTTTTGGCGGGTTTCCTCTCCTTAATTATAACATTGTTTTATATAATAATTTTATTAGCAGGCTTAGGCTCTGGTGCCCATTCATTATTTGTAAGCCCTGGCATTTGATGATAGTCAAAATCAATAATGACTTTATTTCCAGCATAGGTTCTGGCTGTTCCAAAGTCAATAATATCTCTTACCTCTTCTAGCTGATATACCTTGAAATTATGAAAGTAAAACATATTATTTATTGGGTTTTCATTTTCATTAAGTCTAATTTGTCTATTAGAACACCAGTCGTTTACCTCTTCGGCAGACTCATCTCCACGATCTAGCAGTCTAAGAACCTCTTCAAGTACCTGAATCATATTTGGGACTGCATTTTCTTCTGTTGCATAAAAGTAATATAGGATTTGTTCACACTTAATATGAGGAAATGGCTTTCTTCTCATTCTAAACATTCTATCCCAAGTAGCCATTACACCCTCAAAGCCGTATTGTTGAACCTGTGATGGAGTAAGTGTATCTGGATTAATCAAAACAAAGTTTTCTGTTAAATCATCAATTGACGATGGAACAGATGGAAAAAGCGGTACACCAATTCCAACAGTAGTAGCAAGCTTTGCCTGTAAATATTTGTTAACCCATAGTACTGGTGTATTCAGAGATGTTGTATCTGCCATTATCTATTAACTCCTGCATTTGCTATCCATCTAAAACCTGTTTCAATGCCCTTTGATCTACCGCCCTTTTTTGCAGACCGCAGATTCTTCTTATATAGTATAGGATTGTTTAAATAATCATATACGCCAGTTGATCTTAAAAATGCTTGTGTAAAATATTTACTAAAGAAACTATCAAAAACATCTTCAAATGATCCTTGTGTTTGTATTCCTCCAGGATTGTCTACGTACACTGGATTTTTTGTAAATACCGTTTCTCCATTTTCCTCAAATACAAGTACATCTGACTTAGATGGTCGAATAACAACTGGAATTCCCTGCTCCATAATTCTAGCCTTATCATAAAATGGAACATTAGATCCATTTTTGATAGATGTTGATTGTTTAAAAGTAGATATAAAAGATAGTCCAAGATTGCTTACTGTGTATTGAATATCAAATAATCTAGATCCAGAGTTTCCTACTCTATCCCATTCATAAATATGGTGAAGAGCATTTGGGTTCATTCTTGCATTAGCGTCTATATATTCTTCAAGAACCTCTTTTACCATACCGCCAATATTGTTTAAAAACACAGATTTTCCAGCTTTTACTCCATCAATGAACCCATAAGAATATTCTATAATATTGTTCATTTCTTTTTGAAATTGCTTGCTACTGATAGACATTTTAATCATAGGTCGCTGGCCTGATTCTCTGATCTACGAACGATTAACTTATAGTATTCTATTGATCCAAATGGACCAACTACTGGCTCTTGTGTTGCTATTTCAAATATAGTAGACTTTCCAGCTCTTGGGCCTGCTGTTTCTAAATAAATTGGGCTATCATTTTTAGTTCTAATATTAGTAATAATTATATTAGTTATTGCTTCCTTTGATTCGTGGGAAGAAATTCTAATATCCAATCTTGATCTTCCTATTAGTGATGATTCTTGATTAATTTTTACATTTGGTTTTACATCTTCTGCCCATGCAGTCCCAGCTACAGAAAAATCACAAGCAAAAGTTCTGTCTAAAACCCAAGTCTTTTTTAGGTTTCCATATGCCTGTTGCTCTACTATTGGATAGTATACATCTGCTTTAAGTGGATACATAAAGTCTGTGTCTTCACAGATTACCATTATAGTACTCCAGGTGTACCGAAGTTTGTTATATACTTTTCTAAAATTTTATCTACAACAAGATTTCCAGTACCGCCAAAAGATTCTTTTTCAAATTCAATTCTAAATTGATCTGTTGAATATTTAGATACATATCTCTTGTGATAATCAAGCTTTCCACATTTTAGATCTTCAATTAACATCATAACTGCATCTTTAATATCGTACGGAACTACCTTATACCCAGTTTCTAGTGAGAATAAATAGTTCCATCCCATTGGAAATGTAACTCCTGGAGCAACTGCCAAAGTGTTTGGGCTGTCTTCTGTATCATATAAATACAAAGAATCTGAGTATGCCAAAGGAACTCCCTTGGGGTTTCCAGTCATTCTTATATATGAATCATCTTGCTGCACCCAGTCTTTAATGATAGATGTTTTATCTTTAGTAAGCAAATAATTCCATTGACCTATAGCTTGTGGATCTTGACTATAATCCCAAACAAGTGAGTTATTTTCATATGCCTTTAAAATTTTGTATGTTCTATCCCATACTGGCATAAAGTCAGTATTGTTTCCTATTGTTTCATACCATGATCTTTCAAAATAAAAACCGCCAGGAACCATGGCATCTATTATTGCTCTTGCTAAACCTTCTAGTTGAACATATTCATTTTTTTCTGTTGCAGTAGTTCCAAGAGAGTATGGGTCAACATATGGCCTCATAATCTCAAGATTGTCCTCTACAACTATTTCTGACTGCTCACCATCAACATCATCGTAAATTGCTAAATAGTATGATTCATCATATGTATTAAATAATGAAGGCAATGTATACTCTATCTTAGAGTCTGAGTTAGATGTTAAGTTTTCTTCTACCTCTACAACGTTTCTAGAACTATCTTGAATAACAAGGATATAGTCACTATTTGCCTGTGGCACATCATAGGTAATTGAAAGCGGATATGGTGGTAAGCGCAAAACCTGCATTATATTTTGCCGTAATGTTTAGCTACTTCAGCTGGAGATGCCTCACGGACACCTTTTTGCTTAAGCCACTTTACAGACTCCTCCTTTGTGACAATGTTATACCCCTTTTCAAGGCTTCCCACGCCACTCCAATGAAGATTCTTTGCTGAAAACAAAGCTACTTTCTTTTTTGGAGACTCTTGTTCCTTTTTTGCTTTTGTTTTTTCTTCTGTAGGTACAAAAGGAAGTATTGCTTCTAATATCTCTACCTTAGTATTTGCACCGACAAGATCAATATGATTCTTTTTAGCATATGCTCTTAATTGTGGAACTGTCTTTTTCTTAAATTCTTCTACTGCTTCTAATGTTGTTGTCATTTTTTCCTCCACTGCTATTATATCAGAATTACATTATTTGTACAAACTTTGTGGCTTTCTAACTCCTGCTGGAGTTCCACTCATAATTATATTTTCTCCAAAATTTGCTGTAGGAATACATCCCATAGCAAATCTTTCTGTAATAATTCCATTAGGACCACTAATAACTGTTCCTATTCCACCAGCAGCTATTGTACCGTCACCACTATGCTGATGGTCTACTACTGGATTTCCTGGATATGACATATTGTCTCCTAATGCGTAAGGAGGGCAGGTTTTACGCTGCCCTCCCTACAAAATAGTTTTTACAAACTATGCGGTTGGGTCAACTGCTGCATCTGCATAAGCAACTGCATCAAGTTCTTCCCACTGAATACCAAAGCGGACGAATACTGTGTATTCAATTGTATCCTTCTTTGGCTTGTATTCACGGTTTACAGTGATATCACGCTGGAAGCCCCATACACGGTTTGCAGGGAATGTCAAATCGACATAATCTGCTGGGTAATAAGGAACTTCTTGTACATCAATTCCGAGAACACGAGTTGTACGTGCTCCACCGAATGTCTGACCAACGCCATCAAGATATGACTGACGATTGCGCTCTGTACCACCAGTACGTGGTGCAAATGCTTCAGCAATAGCGTCAGCAAGTGTACCGTTGTTCTTAACGATACCCTGGAATGCATCTGTACCAGCATAGAACTTTAGGTTCTGCTTTAGTGCACGATACTTACGTGGCATTGCAAGGATAATATCCTGCATTACTTCTGTTGTCCAGTTGTCATCGCTTACTGTAACAAGTGCTTCGTGAGCATCTGATCCAGTTGTAACCTTGTTAACGAAACCTTCCATAATTGAAAGGAATGGTGAAGTTGTACCATCGCCATTAATAGCTAGGTCTTCAATATCATTAGCAAATGCATTGGTCATCAAGCGAACTAGATGATCTTCCAACGCACCTCCTTCAATATTGTCTTCAAGTGCTTCAGTTGAAACTTCCCAGTCAAGACGAATCTTCTTTGTAGTCAATTCAACCTTTGAGAATGTTGCACCTGCGTTTGTGTAGTCGTTGCTTGCCTGTGCAGCAGCACGGATTACACGCTCACCAACGTTAACTTTTTCAAGTTCCATTGTATTTGCTCGCATAGTAACTCTACGACCATCTTTGGCGAGAACTGTTGCATCCCACACATAGTCGATGAAGCGGCGAGCCTGCTCTGGAAGTAGTATACCGCCTGGAGTACCAGTTGGATTAACTGCGTTTGGTCCTGCGGTTGTACCCCATGCAGGGGTTGCAATGTTACCTAGGTTTGCACCAATATCATTTGATGTAGGGCTTGTAGCCGTAGCACCTCCGATATCACCTGAAGCAAAAGCACCATCACCTGCGTGTTGGTGTGCTACGGTTGGAGCACCTGGATAATTTTTTACGATTTCTTGTTCCGACATATTGTTCACCTCCTAGTGAATATTACCTTATTTAAATAGGTCGGCATTTGTGAGGAAACGGCCGCCCCATAGGGATTTTTGAGTTCTCGTTTCTGAAAACTCCTGCACGATCTCGCCTAGATCGCCAGACTTGCGGAAAGCTGTATCTTTTTCTACAAGATCAACTCGCTTTCCAAACTCATTAAAAGAACCCTTTACTTGGCTAACCTCACTTGCTACAGACTTTACTTCACCTGTAACGGTTTCAAGGGACTTTGTTATTGCATCAACATTGGCTTGCATAGCCTTAACTGTTTCTGCAAGATTGCTCAAGGCATTAGTTAGAGAATTATTAATATCGGCAACAGACTTTGCAATCTCTGCTGTTGCATCAACAACTGCATCTACTGACTTTTCTGCTGCTTCTTCAGCAACTGGAGCATCTGCAAATGGTGCATCTACTTCTGGTGCTGCCTCTACCGCTGGCTCTGCTGCAGGTGCTTCTTCCGCAGGAACTTCTGCTGGAACATCTGCTACAGCGTCTGCTGGAGCCTCTGGAGCAACCTCAACATTTTCAACAACTTCGTCAGACTTTGCAATCTCTACATTATCTACGATTGTGGTTTCTTCTGTCATAGGATTTTCCTCCTTTGTCATCTTAATTGTTCTAATGCCTTTTGCACTATCAACTAAGAACTTTACTGTTTTTATATCTTCTTGATCTTCAACAAATCCAATATTCTTCATAGAAGAATTACAAGATGGACAACTTTCATCTGCATCTTTTGATAAACGAACAATGTCATCCGTACCGCACCAATAAACTGTATCAACTACAGCTTTTGCAAGATATCCACCAAGCTGACCCTTTTCAATTGAGATAACATTAGCAAATTGATTTGCTGGATTGTCTACAAGAGAAAGTTCATGTAAGTCGTATTCTTTAATTATACGCACTGATTTATCAACTTTTTCATCGTACATATCTTCAGTTTTTGTTATATTGCCACCGATAGAAAAACCAGTTAGTGTGCCGTCAAGAACTTTTTCCCAAGTATCTTGTGCACCTTTTGAAACATATGCAGAGACGTATACACCACTATAAAACTTTTTATCTTTTGGGTCAAAATAACGATCTTCTTTAAAAGAAACAACCTTTCCTACAGCGCTAGGCTGATGCATTTCACGAAGATTTCCACGGAATTTTTTAAATGCCTCTATACTTGCTTCTGTGGTAACAATGTCACCCTGCTTATCTACATTATCTAAAGTAGCAAAGCCAGAAACAATGCGGCGTTCTTGATCTACCTTGCCAATTGGCATAGAGAAGCGAACGTTGTCACCATCAGTAATCCAGTGTGCTTTATTTATAGTCATGGCAGTATTATTATATCATTTGTTTATAATAGTTTCTCAACTATTGAGATGATCTTCCCTCACCTTGTGGATTTCTTCCAGAAATAGTAGTAGGGGAATCTGAAGCATTATTTGTTCTCTCTGCGTCTCTTTCTCTGGTGCCAGCTAAGTTTGCTCTGGCATCAGTGGCTTGTCGTGGAGACATTATAAAAGGGCTATCACCATCTGGGCGTTGTGACATATTAAGCATTTCACGAGCCTCATTAGGGGTGATAACCTGGGTTTTTACATAGCGCTCAATAATCTGAGACTGTGCAATTTCATCTGTTAGAGTCAATTCATTAAACTTTAACTCTAAAATATCAGTCTTTTCTTTAATAATCTTATTTACAATTTTCTCTAAATGACGTTGAGCTGGGCGAGATACCTGCTCTTTAAATGTTCTGTCTTGAGAAAGAGCTGCAGCAATAGCAGCAGAATCAGATCCACCTAGTTTGGAAATAGGGACTTGATGGGCTATTAAAATCTCATCACGGTTTTGTTTACGATATTTTTCAAACGATCCTTCTTGAACGCCACTTTCAATAGGCTGCATATTGAAATCAACTTTATTATTATCAGTGTCTCCAGGAAGAGGTATATAGAGGGTTCTATGATTCTGACCCTTTAAGCTAGTCTGCATAAACCTAAACATCTTGTCTTCTGCATCAGCAGATAGCTTTGCACCTTTAACAGTAATTATATATCTTGGCACCGCTTTATTTTGGAAATAATCAATATTGTATTGTGCTGCTAAAGAGTCTCCTATTAAAGCAGAAATTGCAGACAAAACATCTGGAACACCGTAATATGTATTTAATGGAGAATACTGCTTAAAATGCAAGATTTCATTTGGTCTTGGATCGGATGTAAGTGGGTTATTGTTTGTAGCTCCAAAATTTCTAAAATATACTAACTTCTGTCCAATAATTTGTACATATCCGTCACGTAAACGTCGAACACGAATTGTTGTTGCTGGTATATGCCCAACATATCCAATTTCTCCAGTTACCGTTCTACCAATTTCAAGGAATCCATTTCCAGTTGCCTGTACGTCGGTATAAAACTTTTCCATTGTTTGCTGAAATGTGTCTTCATCATTAAGAGATTCTAGCCAATCACGAACCTCTAACTTCATTCTTTCAATACGGCGACGAGCACGATCTACTTGTTCTGCATCATCATTCATTTCAAATCTAAGCATTGTACGATCTGTTAAATCAAATTTATATCCAAGTCCTACAACGTTTTCCACTTTAGCATCAATAGCAGCATGATTAGCAAAAGAAGTATCATAATAGCTTGCTAATTCATATGTGTTATACGGTGGTGTAATTACGTCAAATAGACCGTATCCATTTCTATATACCGTTCCAGGATTTATCTGTTTTGACTGAGCTCCGTCTTGACCGCTTTGAAATGCTCCAGCATTTTCTAAATATCTTGGAGTTGGCTCTACTGCTGGATATCTTGGGCTGTAGACATCTGATGGAGGAACATATTTTGAAATATTTCTTGTTGTCCTACGCTTAAAGTTTGTATCTATTCCAGAAAGATCTTTTAATTGATCCCAGGACTTTAAAAATGGATCTTTTTCTTTAAAAGTATTTTCATCATGATACTCTGTATTTAAACTTGCTTGAATATATTCAAAATCTTCACTCATTCTCGTACGCATCTCTTCCATGTTTATTTAATGTATCTTGTGCAGCCTTCCAAGCTCCAAGATCGTTCATAGATGGAATAAGCCCTTGCTTCATTCTATCTAACTGCTCAGAATGCTCTTCTTCTGAAATTCTTGTTAGGCCAGGAATAAATACTGCCTCTCCTTCACCATCATCACCATAATACTTTGCTGCATTCTTAAGTTTGGTAATCTGTGCTATATCTCCACGTACAGATTCAATATTTAGTACGCTACCTTCTCCATCAGTGAACCATTTTCCATCTGATTTCTTATAAACATATAGACCCCAGTTATATTTTTTTTCAATTACCTGACGACGCACATTTTTGACAAGTGGTTTACCAGTTTTTTGACTAATTAAAGGATTCATGTACTAAAGTATACCAGACTATACTGGTGTACCCACCCTTATAGTCCAAGTTGTTTGACTATATACCTTTATTTTATCTGCATCTACCATAAGTCCCTCGTCATCATCAATTATTATTTTGTTTGTTCCAACATAAGATTTATATACGTCGGACGGATTTACACCATATAGCTCTGAGGCAGATATTATTAAAACACCTTCCCATGTATAGTTATTTAGCCAATATACCCACTCATATTGAGATAAACCATCTTCTTTTACTCTAGCCCATGGTCTATTTATTGTACTTTGAACCTGCTGCAAGCTATTGGCTTGATAATACGCAATATTATTAAATACTATAGGGCCATTAAGATTAAGTGATCCAAGATATGAGTCAAACACGAGAGATGTTGAAAACGCTACTCCAAGAACTCCCCACTCTTTTACTGTAATTACTGGCTCACGAACTATTGCCCCATTCCAATAATACGATATTCCATTTGATGGTAATCCAGTTGACTTATTAATTGCATATACTGTTGCTCTGTCTGCTGAATCACTGTTTGGCTGCATATAAAACTCAATAGTGTCGCCTTTATAATCTATTTCAAATAATTTAACAGAGTCACCTGGAAATTCATCATTATCACACCTCATCCATAGTTGGATAGCGCTTATTCTATAGTTGTTTGATAAATTTGAATTAATGGGCATTGATATTCCACGATCTATAAGTGGACTATAATCTCCTCTTACCTCTATACCAGATGTTCTAGTTAGATATAGGTATGGGGTGCTTCCTTTATAAATACTAAATGGATTTTTTGCTTTATAGTCATAATAAAATCCAGACCTTGTGTAGGGAAATAAATTAGATCCAAATCTTGTGCCAACTGGAGTAGCGGAGCTATTACTTAATGCTTGAGATGTTATCTCTAGTTTTTTAAGATTTATAGGTTTACTTAAAATTCCACGAATATTAAAATCTAGATGATACACCAATGCCATCTTGTTAAAATCAATACCCACGCCTGGATAAATTATTGTGTTATCAACAACCTCAAACTTTGTTGATTCCCAATTTGGAAAATCTGATACATTGATAACAGAAGATAGCGATGCTGGCTCTATATTTGCAAAATAAGACTCTGGAGCATTTGCTCCATCTTTAATATACTGAATGCTTATATAGCTACGTATTGATGCATCTTGTGTGTCGTATTGATAAAAACTAATAGCATTTTCACTCATGTCTTGATAATCGTCCCAGCCAGTTAAAAGCTTATTATCTAAATCTGCGTATGGTTTAACTGGACTAGAAGAATATTCTGCTTTTAATTCATTATACGTCCATGTAGTTGTTTGCTCTACTTCAGAAACTGAAGCTGGTTTTGGATAGTTAATATTAAACTGCAAAAAATCTAAATCATAATATGTGTTTCCAACATCGTTTGTCACATACTGGCCAAAATATGAAAGTGGCAAATAGTCTTCCCATGATCCAGCCACGCCTATGTCTAAAAAGTATGTTCCATAGGCTTCTGTTGGCAACAATGTATAGCTAGCAGTGTGCTGTAATAACTCTATTGCATTTAATGATTCTTCACTACCAGTTGCTAGGTAGCTATCCAAAATAACAAATCCATCAGAATCAAAATTATTTTTTATCTTATCATAGTTGTATGATGTACATAATCCAACAGAGTATATTTTTCCAGTAAATTGCCTGTCTCCAATATTATCGCCAGCAATATAAATATTTAATCCGTTTTGATTTCCAAAAAATGCAGAAACATATCCACCAAATTTTTGTGAAATTGTGGAAACATTAACTCCTACAGCAAACTTTTCATCTTCAACTATAATATCTGTTCTATAGATTTCTTGATTATTTCCATTATAATTTATAGAATAAACTATCTCGTCTAAATCTTTGTATATAATAAAATAGTTTCCTGTTATAGAGCTATATATTTTAAACAATATCTCTGTTGTTAATAAATTATCTGATGAAAATACTCCATAGAGTGCAGATATAGGTGAACCTAAAATGTTAAACTTATTAAAATTAAAATAACAATTATCTGAATTCCAAGAGCTATTAGGCCTAAATGTAATAAACCTGTAATCTAAAGAGTTTTGCTCTAATAAGTTATCTTCATACAAATCATCTAATGTTTTTGTATTTAAAACTATATCTGGCAAAGAGTATTGTGGTGTTGATAAAAATAAACCAGTTGCATTTAAATTATCAAAGGTTCCTTGTTCCCATGTTCCAATATCTGGATAAATATAATTATTTGTGTAATCAGAAAATGGATAATCTATAAAAGCTGATGTTCCTCCGTACCCAGAGTTAATTCCTTCTGGAGAAAGAACTCCTTGCCCGTATACCCATCTTCTTTTTGCCACATTGTTAGCAACTGAATACGGATAAATTGCAATACAATCAATTTCTATTGGAGTAATGTCTTGGTATGAATAAAATCCAAGCCAGTCCTGGTCGTCTCCGTATTCATTTAGTTTTTCTGGCAAAGTCAAGCTTGATGTCATAATATTTAGGTTGATTATTTCTTCACCATTAAGAAGAACGGTGGCAGAGTTACGAATAACTCTGACATGAATCAGCATTGGTCTAAACCATTCACCAACAAAGTATGAAGAAAATTGTTTTCCAATAACTAATGTTAAAAATCCAGACTCTACGTATAATCCATCGGAAGATCCTATTGGACCAAATATTTTTCTTGCTTCATATGCACTAGAATTAATTCTAATCCAAAACTCAACAGTATATTCTTTATACTGACCATCTTTATTTAAAAATCCATAACCTGGAACTATTAGCGAAGGCTCTTGTAAATTTTCACTATTTGGCCTTAGTCTTGTAATATTGGATCCACCGTATACCATCGGTAATCCTGTATTTCTTGCTTTAAGACTATTGCTATCAACAAGATAATATCCAACATCTCCACCAAGACCATAAGGGTCTGACGGTATGCACTGACTAGTTGATAGTGCAATATTAGAAGGCAAAGAAATTGGTGTCACACCAAGAGAGTAAGCATTAAAATCTTCAGACCACTGTCCAAGAGTTATTCCGTTTAAATAAAAAACATAGTCTGACGATGATGCTCCGCCATCTGTATAAGTAAATTGTATAACAAGCCTTAAGTCGGTATTTTCTTCTGGTATTGTAAATGTTTCAGAAACAAATGACCAAAACTGAAAAACAGAAGTATTAAAGGTTTTAAGATTTTGAATTATTTGCGATGTTGTTGTATCTGTGTATTCATATCCTATAGAAACAGAAGAAAGGTATGCGCTATCAGAATAGAAATATGATCCAACACTAAATGTTTTTAATTCTTGACTTAGGTTAGAAAAATTTATTATATTGTCGCTTACCAAAGAAACTGTTTTAATATTTCCAGCAGGAACATCGCCTTCTATCATAGCCATGTAGCTAGTTAAAAACGGTTGATTCAAGCTAGATGTGCTTGTTGTAACAGTACAGCCTGTTGCTATCCACTCATCTTGTATATTTCTTTGTAATTCTGATATCAAAGAAATATAATCAGATTTGTCGTCTAAAGCCCAAAGAGCTAACGGTTGCTCTGAATATACTTTCTCTGCATATAGATTAGATGGGGTAGTCATTATTTTCTCCTACCCCAATTATAGCAGTTAGGATATTTTTATCATACATGTATCTGTAGTGCAGTATGCTTCGCCTTCAGCTTCTAAATTGTCTACCCCATCATAAATAGCAGACCAATTAATCTTTTTAATCTGTCCAATATATGCGTTATATTCATCCTTAGTAATCTGGGTATATGGTTGCTGAGGGTATGTTTTATTACCCATTGGCAAGAAGGATACTGCTTTTAGCTGACCCTCATACATATGAAGTGCTGGAGCTACATGCTTTGTTTCTGTTTCTTTATCAAATGAAAGAGTAACTGAAACACCATTATCTGACCAATATTTTTGAGTTGTTGCAGCAAGTGCAATCTTTTCAAATAATGTTACATCTTTTTCAGAGCGTGGATGTCCAGAATGTACTGGGAAATATACAACAGTTGTATTTGCAGATACTAAATCTGCTTCCATTTTATATCCCGCTGCTTTAAACAAACTGATCATAGGATCTTGATTGCCAAAACGAATTGCACGAAGGAAAAAGTTTCCTCCTGGCCCCCAGTGAACACCTGGAGTTGCTCCAGATAGTAGTGATACTGAACCTGATGGCTTAACCGTTGTTACACGAATTGATTCACGAACACACAACCATTCAGAATATGAGTGATCATATTTACGAATTGTCTTATATCCCTCATCCATCCATTCACGAACTGCTGGCAAACCCTTTTGATCAGCAAAGGATGCAATGCCAGTGAGGGATGTTCCTATGCGACGATTGCGCTGCATAATGCCATTTGTAATCTGCCAATGTGTAGGCACAAGTGTAACTGTCTTTCCATACAAATATGCAAACTTTAGAGTACGCAAAAAGTCTTCTTTAGATTCATGACGATTTAAATGTACTTCAACTAAAGTACAGAGCTCATAACTCTCTAATGGTTGTTCGGCACATGGATTAAATCCCATCACACGATAGTCTTTACCATCTGCAGGATCTGCAAGACGACCAAAGTTTCTAGCAACATCTAACCAAATAAATCCTGGCTCTCCATTATCTGCAATTAAATCAACATAATCTTCATACTTAGTTCCAACTGAAGCAGAAATAGAATTATTACTCATCCATGCCCATCCTGGATTTTCTGGATCAAAAGAATTTCTATCTGGAAAAACTTCTGCATTTTTTAAATTAATAAAGTTTTTATCTTCTGGAGCTCCCAACGCTAAAGTAGCAGAGCGACGAACATTTCCAGCAACAACACAAGTTCCAATAAGATTTACAACATCTACAATTGCACGAGAATCAAGAGTCTGTCCTGATCTGTCTCCAATTACAGTACGCAAAGTATCATGTAATTTAATCAAAGGAGCTGGGCCAGATGCTGTTCCGCCAAAACCTTTAATTGGTGCTCCTAATGGTCTAATCTCAGAATAATCAAAATTAATCTTAGCCTGACCTTGTTTCAAATATGAATTAAGTAATAGTCTTACAGACTCTACCCATCCTTCTCTTGTATCAGGTATAACGTATGTTATTTCTTCTTTAGTGTTAGAGTATATTTCCATACCCTTTTCTTGTCCAAGAGTGTCAAACCCTACTCCTACTCCAAGCATTAGGGCATCCATAACCCAGGCAAAAAGGGCTCCAGGGTCGTTTCTATCTATGTCCCTAGTAGAAACCATGGCGCAGTTCTGTAAAGCTGCAGAATTGCGTCTTTCCATTGTCATAGGGGTGCCAAAAGCCCATAGCCCACGTCCTGGTGGAGTCCACTTAAGATTAAACATACGGTCATAAGCTTCTTGAGCAGATTTTTGTGCCTTATTGTCATTCCATGGAAGACGATTTTCTTTGGCATGGTTTTTTTGCACTGAATACATACCCTCAATTACACGCTTACAAACCTCATGCCAGCGTTCTTTCATTCCATTTTCTTTGATTCTTGAATAAGTACGAATAAAAGTGATCTCACCTAAAGAATTGCCACCTGCGTCGGTAAATCCAAAAGGAGGTTCAACCTCTTTATACTTGTTTACAAATTCATCCAATAACCTAAAAGAAAATACATCTGACATTTAAAATTAAAACCTCTCACTAAAATATTAATAGAACTTTGTTAATCACAAAGTACTGTAAGTATATCACAAAATTTACAATAAGAAAAACCCCTATATTTCAAGGGGTTTTAACTTATTCAACCTTTAGTTTAGGTTGAGTACTTTTGTTTTATTAAAGTACTAAGATGTTGCTAGGTCTCCAAGAAGTACCCATGTGTCAGTATTTCTCTTAATAAGAGTTGCAGTTGACCACTGAGTTCTTAGCTTTAATGTAGTAGCAGTATTTATTGTTACTCCACCAGTTGCTACCACTGTAGTTTGTCCAGCCCCAGTTTGTACTAAGTTTATCTGTGTTCCTACTGGATACGCTACAGAAGAATTTAAAGGAACTGTTAGGTTATTTGCTGAAGCTACGTTCATTTCAACAACCTTATCTTTATCAGCTAAAACCAATGTATAAGATGCTGTTTGAGCATTTGTTTTCAATGTAGATGATGCAAATTCACGAGCAGTAGATCCATCACCGACAAGAATCTTATCAAGTGTTGAATCCCATGCAATTACACCTTCTGTAGTTGAAGATGATGTAGAAAGTGTTAGAGTTGGTGTTGTAATTGTAGGGCTTGTAAGTGTTTTATTTGTTAAAGTTTGTGCTGTAGAAAGATCAGCTGTTACTCCTGTGTTTATACTAAATGATGTTCCAGTTAGTGTAAGTCCATTACCAGCGGTATATGTTCCAGCTCCAGAGAATTGACTAAATGCTATTGGGTCAGTTCCTACAGTACCTACTGTGTTTGTTTGTACCCAGCCAGTATTATCATTTACAGTACCGCCAGTTACGAATACAAAGTCTCCGCCATCAATTTCTGCTGGGGTATCAAAATCTGTTGCACGAGAAGGTGCTCCAGAAGCTGCTACAACATAAATACCATTTTGAGACTGTGTTGTTTGATTCTTTACAAGAATTCTGTTTCCAGTAGCTAAAGTAACACCGTCAAGAATATCTCCATTTTCAACATCAGTTGCAAGTGTAATATTTGCAGTTGTTGCTGCTACAGCTGATGGGTGAATATGAAGTCCTTCTGCAACTGCATCAACATATTGTTTTGTTGCTGCCTGCAGAGCGTCTGATGGGTCTGCATGAAGAGTTAGGTATCCAGTCATAGTGGATCCTGTTGTATAAACTCCATTTGTTACTGTGCCAGCATTACCGCTGACATTTCCTGTTACGTTACCTGTGACATTTCCTGTTACGTTACCTGTAAGATTTGCAGTAACTGTTCCAAAAGTAACATTATCTGTTGTTGCTACAGCCTGACCAATTGACAATGTAATTGTGCTATTTGGATCATCGTAAACTTTTGTTACACCAGTCCCGCCTACAAGAACATCGTTCATCTCGTCTGCAGTAATTTCACCAAGATCTGGAATCTGAGAAGATGTAAGCTTTCCGCTACCATCAAGTGTTGCTACACCATTGGCTACAGCAAGATCAGCTGTTTCTACATAATCACCAAGAGTTGTATCAAGTGCTGTCTCATCAATAAAATAATCTAGGCTAGACCAAGTATTTGTACCGTCGCCAATTTTAAGTTTGTTTGTATCTGATTCCCAGCCAATTTCACCAGCATTGAGAACAGGATTCGCAGTGGTCCATTGGCTGGCAGTACCTCTGCGCTGTTGCATTCTTGTTGCCATTGATATTCCTCCGTTAGCAATCTATGTTCATATTATAACAGATAATTAGTTAAAGTTATCTGTTGCAATTCCGCCATCCCAGAGGTAAACCCAGGAGTTCGTATTGTAGGATCCTGCATCTTCAAAATCACCAGCTGATTCTGTTACCAGTCCAGCGTCTTTGAAAATACTAACCACAAGACCAGTTCCATCGATAGCAGTATCGTGAATGTGTTGTGGTAAGTCTGTTGTATCTATAACAAATGCAATTGGATTCCATGTAGAGTTATAGTAAACAAACAGTCTTTGTTCTACTGAATCAAAATATAGTTCTCCATTAGTAGCACTAAGTGGAGCAGAAGATTCTACTGGAACTATTACTGTATCAAATAAGTCATCTACGTAATCTTTTGTAGTTGCATGTGTTCCAAGAGTAGGGGTGGCAACAGTAACTGTGCCTCCAAAAGTACCGCCCAAAGTTACACTAAGGCCGTTCTTTACCTTGAAGTCTTTGTCTGTTGTTGCCATCCCTTACTCCTTAACTTTTATTACTTAATTAAAGTTCCAACAACAGCAACATCTGTGTTGTTGTTAATTGTTGTTACTCTTATTCTTACGTCTGCACCAGAAACATCTGCAGTAACATCAAATAGATTTCCATTTGTGCCAACCATTGCATATTCTGTAATTGCTACGTTATTTGAAGCATCAAGAGTCAAAAGAATCTCAGATACTTCTGTGTGAGAAGCTGTTTGAGCCTTTATGATAAACTTTGCAGAACGATATGTTGCATGTGCAAAATCATATGCTGTAACTGTGCTCGCTGTAGCAACTGTTGAAGTTGCTGCAACATGTGTTACAACATTGTTAATATCTACTTCTGTAAAGTTTGGAACTACTGCCTCAAGAGCAGATACTGCACGAGCATCTGTAAAGTAAAGATTTGTTCCTTCAGCAAGAGCTGTTGTGTTGTGATTTGCAAGGCTTGACACTGTACCAGTAACATTACCTGTTACATCTCCAGTTACGTTTCCTGAAACGTTTCCAGTAAGATCACCAGTAACATTTCCAGTAACATTTCCAGTTAGATTTCCAGTTACGTCGCCAGTTACGTTGCCAGACACGTTGCCTGTAAGATCACCAGTTACGTTACCAGATACATTTCCAGTTACGTCGCCAGTTACGTTACCAGAAAGGTTTCCAGTTACGTCGCCGTTAACATTTCCTGTTACGTTACCTGTAAGGTCTGCTGTAACAGTAGATAAAGTAATATTATCTTGTAGTGCAAATGTATTTCCAGTAAGATCAAGGTTTGTTCCTGCCTGATATGTGCCAGCACCTGAGAACTGTGTAAATAGAATTGGAGAAGATCCAATTGTAGTTACTACCTGTGTCTGTACCCATCCAGTATCTCCGTATGTTGAACCGCCTTCTACGAATGTGAAGTCTCCAGGTACAACTTCTGTTGGTGTATCAAAGTCTGAAGCACGTGACCATGCTCCAACAGCTGCAACGTAAATACCATTCTGTGAAGTAGTTGACTGATCCTTAACAAGGATACGGTCTCCCGCAACTGTCTGGTATCCATCAATCATTAGCAAGCCACCAGTTGCTAAATCAATATTTGCTGTAGTAGCAGCCTTTGATGAAGCGTGAATGTTCAAGCCTTCAGCTACAGAATCAACATATGCCTTTGTTGCTGCATCATCTGCAGCACTTGGTGTATCTAGATTTGTAACTCTAAATCCACCTGCATTAAGATCAGTTCCAAGTGTTTTATTAGAAACTGTTTGATTTCCTGTGTCAGTTAATACTGAGCTATCAATTGCTATTGCACCAGCTTCAATATGAAGACCAGTGCCTAGGTCAGCAGAAAAAGCTCCGCTTGTTGAATTATAATCAAGTCCGTCTCCTGCAGATACTGCTCCACGAGCAAGTGTGTCTGAGAAGTACTTGTTTGTTGTACCTTCTGCCAAATCATCAGTGTCATGATTTGAAATATCTGATACTGTACCAGTTACGTTGCCAGTAACATCACCTGTAACGTTACCTGAAACGTTTCCTGTTACGTTACCAGTTAAATCACCAGTTACGTTACCAGACAATGAAGCAGTTATTGTTCCTGCAGCAAAGTTTCCTGAAGCATCACGTAGTACAACTGTGTTTGGTGTGTTAGAAGGTGTCGCTGCTCCGCCAATCAAACCAATGATATAAGTTTGATCTGCTTCGCTCTTTGTAAGAATGTCATAATTATTGATGGTACCTGTAGAACCTTCAACAATCAGACCATTCTTTACCTTAAAGTCTTTTGTGACTGTTGCCATTTTTTATCTCCTAAGTTAAATTAAGCCTTGAGTCCCATACGTGCAAAACGTACAGTTATAGGCGTAATACCCACTTGCGGTGTTACAGTTATGTTAACCGTTCCACCTGCTTTAGAGACGCTAACGGTGCCAATATTCCCATCGTTGTCTATTGTTCCATACTCTGTGACTGATACATCTTCATTATCAATTAGTATGGTCAATTCTGTTGCGTAGAATAAATTATCTCCCGCACTTGTTTTAGAAATTCCAATTAAGTACTTTACCATTCTCCAGCTTGCTGCGGTAAAGTTATCAATTACAGTTGCATTTTCAATTCCTGTAATTGTATTTTCATTATTACCAAATGTACCAAGGTCTAACGCTTGCGCTGCAGTGGTATCAATAAGGTCTGCGTAATCTTCTTGAGACGGACGATCACCAGTCTCATACTTAGATTTTACGGATGCAATTGATATACGGGCCATGAGTAAATTATAACATATTTTTGTTAAAGAATATAGTTAGAAAAACCAATAACTTGTAAAGGAATGGGCGGTACATTAGATGGACTAACTCCAGGAACTTGTATTGCAGTAAATCTAACTCTAAATGGCAAAACCTCTTCAATTACTGATAATTTTGAAGGACCAAGTATTGTTGAGTTAAAACCTTCTAACTCTATATTTTTTGTTAATACAAATGGATTGTTTAATATTTTTGAAGAAGCCATTATGGAGTAACATCCTCAAGCACAACGATATACCCTTGTGCTACTGTCCAAACAATTTCATCACTTGGAAGAGATAGCTCAATATCAAAAATATCATTGGTTTGAAGAAGTTCAGAATCTGATGCACTTAAAAATACAGTAAATTCTCCTGGACCATCATCAGCATCTGCTGCTGGTGTCAAAGTCAAAATAACTGTTGCATCATCTGTAATTTTTCCAGGTACTACTGGAGGATTTGGTCTTGCTATATCCATAACAATTGTCCAATCTGGAATATTTAATGGTTGACGATTATCATCAGTTACATAAACACGAAATGAAGATGTATCTCCATTAACAATTGTCCATTTTACTTGTGGTGGTGCTGAACCAATATCGTACTGATTTTGTCCGCTTCCTCTGTATGTTGCCATTATGCTAAACCTGCTTTCAATGATCCCCAAGTACCGTTGCCTTTTGGACTTCTAAATAATAAAGATCCAGTTGATGCATTTGATGATAAAACAATTCCAATAGCACCAGAGCCTAAAGCGGCATTGTTAGTAAGTCCGCCAGAATTCCCAACATATAAAATATCTCCAGCTGCAAATGATGATGTATCAATATTGTTAAATACACCAGAAACTAAAATCTCTCCATCGCTACCATTTGTAATATTTGACAACGCTAAACCAACAACTGGGAATGTTGTTAGATCTGTTGCTTCACATTTTGCAACTGTTGTTTTTGTAGAAAATCCAGTTACATAAACTGGATCGCCTTTATTGATTGT